AAGGAGTTGATTCAAAATCTTATGATAACAGTCTGTTTGTTGGTTACTACTTTCCGATAGCAATAAAGGATAGTATTGATTTGATTCTTGAACAACCTTACAAGAATCCAATCGCGGCTCCGGCAGATAAATCCGTGAGCATTTACACAGCACCGAGCGAGAAGTTTATAATTGACACCGGAAGATGTATTATAACTCCTGCACATTTGGTAAGAAGTATCACACCAAATAAATCGGAGAAGCCTGTGAATATGATTACATTTACAACTAAGGTCGTAGACATTGAAAAAATTACTTTCAACGACTAAGAAAGAACGAAAGACACTGTTCGGCAGTGTTCTTTGGGTAACTAATACAACTTTTGGTTACATAAGTGTTTGACTTTGTTTGCAAATTAGTGTATAATGTAATAGTTGGTAAGGATAGTATCTTTATCGCAAACTTGAGTAAACTTTAATTATATATAGGAGAAGTTATAATGACTAAAACTACAATTCAAGAAAGAGTACTTACTGCACTCCAAGACGGTAAAGCACTTACAAGTGCAGATCTTAAGAACAGATTTAAGGCTGGTAACCCACAAGCGGTAATCCAAGCACTTAAATTTGCTGGTCACCCAGTGTTCTTAAACACAAGAAAAAACAGCAGAGGTACAAAAGTATCAAGATACGTAATGGGAACTAAGGCTCCTAAAGCGGTTATCGGTGCTGGTTACAAAGCATTAGCAAAAGGTCTATTAGACAACTAATAGCAATTTTGTTATTTTCTAAGATAGGCGGCCTTTGTGTCGCCTATTTTTTTGACTAAATAATTATACAACGTTCAGCCGATTATAGGCCGGAAGTAAGCATCTATGCTGAAGGAACGCACTTAACTGTAAAAAGGAGAGTGTAATGAACAGATACGATTACCTACTTAAATCATACCGTGAGCAAAAAATGAGAGAACGCAAGGAGAAAATCCTTATGAACACTCGCTCTGAAGTAAACGTGTATGGAAATGGTACGACTGGATATACTGTTACAACTGGACCAAACACTGGTAAAGTCTTAAAACATATATCTATCAACCACGACAACAAGTAACCAAAATAGTACTTGACAATACGGGTGCAATCTTATATAATAATAACTATGCACCCGTAGCTCATCTGGATAGAGCGTATGTTTGCGGAACATAAGGTAATAGGTTCGAGTCCTGTCGGGTGCGCCAAAATGATAAATAACGAGAAGAAAAGTTAAGCCGGTGCTCACTGGCAAATTTTTTTTGACACATAACTCAGAAGGAAAAGAAATGACGCAAATAATATCCCCAAGTAAATTTACAGAAACAGTTGGCCTTTTAAGGTCATTTTTTTTGGAAAAAGGATTTCTCGAAGTCCACACACAAAATAGATTAAGCATACTGGCGGCATGCGAAGATCCATTTAACGTAGCAACATACAAGTACGCCGGAGAAACATGGCCCTTACCGCAAACAGGCCAAATGTGGCTTGAACACGAATTATTAAGTAGCCCCTCTTCGAAGGGGTTTTTTTGTGTCTCCACTTCCTATAGACAGGAACCTAATGCAATACCAGGTAGACATGATATAATATTTCCAATGTTTGAATTTGAGATGCCAGGCAACATAGATGATCTTAAAAAGATGGAATACGAACTATGTGAATACTTAGAGTTCAAGAAGCCTACAGAAAAAACTTATGCTGAATGGCAGGCAACTTATAATGTAGAAGGCGAACTTACAGCAGAACACGAAACTAAAATGTTTAACGATTACACATCAACAATGATTACAGACTTTCCAGAGTTTACAAGTCCTTTCTGGAACATGAGTAGATATGGCGACGGTATACACAGCAAGAAGATTGATGTGATACTTGGCGGAATGGAAACTATTGGATCTGCAGAACGTAGTTGTGATGTTGATATGATGCGTGATACATTTCATACAATTACAAACGGTGAATACTCAGCATTGTTATTCAAACTGTTTGGTAAAGAAAGAGTTGAAGCAGAACTTGAAAAGTTTTTAGAGTTTGAATTCTTTCCAAGAGTAGGCGGTGGTATTGGTATGACACGTATGATTGCGGCCTTAGATACGAAGTAACAATAATCTGGGGTGGTGAAATTGGTAGACACGCACGATTGTTTCTCGTGTGATGAATGACGGCAAATTATTTATCGTGGAGGTTCGAGTCCTTCCCCCAGAGCCAATTCATACTGTGTTAATGTTCTAAATCATAAATATTTACAGTACATTAATTGTACTGTGGACCGCGGTCATAAGACAACCGGCACGTAACTCTAACTTGGAGAAACACGATGCAATGGACTACTCCACAAATTGTAGAAGTGTCAGTAGGTTTAGAAATAAACTGTTACGCTTGTGCAGAAATTTAGGTTGACTTTAGATTATTAAGAACATATAATATAATTTTAACTTGGAGCCGACTTGTAATGAGAAGGCTCCTTTTTTTATGAAAGGACCGTCGATGAAAACATTTGGTTTCGAAATAATTTTATTTGGTTGGCTTGCCTATAATATATTTGTAGAGATACATGATTATATTGCAGAGTCAATAGAAGAAGACGAGCAAACAATAGTTGCACCTGAACCTGTAAACCCAGGAGCAACCAATGTTAAGTAAATTTATGATTATAGTATGGTTGGGATATAACTATGAACAACCTGTATTAATAGGGCATGTAGAAAACTGTGATAACGGAATGAAGATTGCAGAACAGTTACACCCTGACCACAAAGCCTATGCTTGTTTCTCAGAAGAACACTGGGAAAAGAACAAGTGGTTTATATTACAGTGGTAGTCTATTAGTACATAGGTACAAACTATTAGACTGTACTGCTTTTCTGTGCTATTATAGTTTAAATATAGTAGAAGGAGAGCAGTTCATGCCACCACGTAATCACAAGAGTTGGTTAGCAAAGCCTAACGTAGAATCAATCAGTAGCGAAGCCTACAACTGTCCAGAAATATTTAAACAAGAAATAGAACGTATCTTTTCAAAGGTATGGGTACCTGTTTGCCATATAAGTGAAATGCACGAAACAGGAAACTTTAGAACAACACAAATTGCAAACGTGAATGTTATAGTAGTAAATGACTATTATGGTGTACGAGCATTTTTAAATGACACAATACAACAAGTATCAGGAACATTAAGTTGTTCGTATGAAGGTACAGAATTACATTGCGAAGTAAAGCATGGAGGTATGGTATGGGTAACACTTGATCCTAATCCGTCCATGGACGTAGAACAGTGGACCGCAGGTGCATTTGATTGTATAGCAGATGCTATTGACACAGAAGAAATGGAAGTGTTTCATTATCACAAAGCAATCATAGATACAAACTACAAACTATGGCATGACACAAACAGTGAGTTCTATCACGACTTCATGCATTACTTTAACCGTGTAAGTGGATTCAATGACGAATACTTTGCACGTAAGAACATACCGTTTGACAACGGGCATGTGAACGTAAGTTCATTTACTGTAAACTATGAGGAGTACGACGGCTTTGAAGATAGAGGCGAACTGTCATTTCCTAACCTACCACCCAACCAATGGTATATGGTAGACTTGTTTCCAGGATATAATTTTAATTTACGCGGGAGTGCGTATCGTTCGGACTCAGTGACTCCATTAGGTCCTAACCGTGTGCTGATCGAGTTTAGGGGATACGGACTAAAAAAAGATACAAAAGAAGAAAGACTGACACGAATCAAACATCACAACAGTATATGGGGACCATTTGGTCGAAACCTCCATGAGGATCTAATCGGAGTTGCTGGGCAGGGTACAACTATGCGTGAAGGAACTGAAAATAGACGCATACTACATGGTAGACATGAGAACGGTACTATACATGACGAAGTAGGTATGCGACATTATTATACAGAATGGGGTAAACATTTGGATATGGATCCTTATGCGTAGACGATTGTTTAAATTTTTAGATTGGTTATCTCGAGACATAGGTCCTAAACATATGGGTCGTAACTAAACAAAACTGGTTGACTTTAAAACACTTTGACTGTATATTAAATATAATAACAGTTGAAGGATACCCCTATGTGGAAAGATGAATATTGCGAGTTACCTCCAGAAGAAAACAAATATGACAAAATTGCGTTTTTGGTTGCTATGATAGGAGCCACAACCGTTGCCATTATGCAACCTGATAATCAGTTGTTAGTAGTGGTAGTAGGGTTAGGGCTATATATTGGTATGCGATGGTCAAGAGCAGTATGAACATGTGGGAAATTTGGTGTAAAGCGATAGGAGAAAAAGCATATGAAGATAGTAATCGGTCTGACAGAGTTGCAATTATACGTAGTTGCTGGGTGGTGTTGCACATTTTTACTTGCCTTGCTATTATCTTAAATGCAATAGCAAATCACGGCTGGGGTTTATTTGGTTTTTGATAAAAAAGTTCTTGACTTTTTGGAGTAATGATAGTATTATATAAACATAATTAGGCATACAGAGAGGCAACTATGAGAACACAACCACAGGACGTAATAACAAAACTTGAACAACACAATAGCAGATTGGACAAAGAGACTATTCTGTTTGGTGCAATGGGCGAAGGACTTGATGAGTTTTTCGAAGGTGTAACATTGGCACTTGACCCACTTGTAACATTTGGTGTAAAACAAGTTCCAGAGAAATCAGAAAACGAAGTACTTTCAGCACAAGGGTGTGAGTGGAAGATATTCAAAGAACTTGCAGACAAATTGATTGCAAGAGAACTTACAGGACATGCGGCAAGAGATGCTATTGAACTTGTAATGTCAACTGCAACCGCAGAGCAATGGAATGGTTTCTATCGTAGAATTCTTATTAAAGATTTACGTTGTGGTGTTTCAGAAAAGACTGTAAACAAAGTTGCTAAAAGATTTAATGCTAAAGGCCAAACAAAATATGTAATTCCTACATTTACTTGTGCCTTAGCACATGACTCTGCT